GTATTCCCACAGAGGTGAGTTTGCCGCAATACCTCAAGCAGTTGTATAAGGTACATAGGGGGCATGCCATTACGGGGATTCTCTTTGGGATTGGTTCGCTATTTCAGGATATCGTGGTGAGTTGTACGGGTTTTTTCCCTATCCTCTTTTACTTTGGCCCTGCCTCAACGGGTAAGGATAATATATGCGAGGCGATACAATCCTTTGTCGGGCAACCACAGACGGCGATACAGTTGGAGGGGTCAGCCTCCACGATAAAGGCACAGATACGAGAGTTTGCCCAGTTCAGCAATGGGATCTCGCAGCTGTCGGAGTACAAGCGGGGCAATCCGCAAGTGGACGGGATCATCAAGGGGTTATGGGATAGGCGCGGGTACAAGCGTGGGAGTATAGAGAGCAAGGTTGCGGTAGATGAAGTGCCGATTACCTCCTCCACGTTGCTTACTGGGAATGATAGCCCCGATGCAGAGGCGCTTATTACCCGCCTTATCTGGGAGGAAATGAAGACACAAGAGTTTAGCGACGAAGCGAAGGCTTCCTACAACAAGCTCAAAGATATGTGCAGGCGCGGGGTGTCGGGGATCTCGGACTGGCTGCTCCACAAGCGGGCTGTATTCCAAGAGCATTTCTTAGAAGTGTATCGAGAAAAAAAGCGGCTGCTAAGTGAGCGGGAGGCGATCAGGGGGGTGCCTGTGCGAATGATAGATAACCTTGCGGTATTGTACGCCGTGTATGGGATCTTTGAGCGGGAGGGGATTTTTCCATTTTGGCAGGAGGATATGGAGCGGCATTTTGATTCCCTGATAGAGAACCAAAGGCGTAAGATAGAGAGCGACTCGGTATATCAACGGTTTTGGGATTGCTTTATGGTGTGCATGCGCCTCACGCAAGGGGAGCGCCTGCAAGTGGATACGAACCTACGGGCTGAGGGCGGGAGTATATACTTTAACTTCAGTACTGTATATAGTATCGTACAGCGCCAATGGTTTGTCCAGTACCGAGAGCAGGCGCCTGGCAAGAGTGAGATGCGCCGACAGCTCAGGGAGGACAGCAGCTATATGGGTGAGGAGAAGAGTATCCGTATTAACACCAACATCAACAGCCCTACCAGTGCTATGAAGATAGACATTGGCAAATTGCGTATTCGTGAGGAGCTATTGGCAGAGATAGAGGTGCAGACGATGCGTTTGTTCCCGACACAGATGTCGGGAGCAAAAGAGAGTGAAGAGACTATATTTTAAAAACTAAAGCGATGATAAAGTATCATGTATTCGACAGTATGCGAGATCTATTGCCTATATGGGCATATCTGAAAAAAAGCTACACCTATGTGGTGGGCTTGTACCGCGAAGGTTCCCTTATAGGCTGTCATGTGGATTCTCCAAGGAATCCTGTAGGATTAGAGCAATTGGTAAAAAGTGTCTTTGATATATTTCCACCACGATTGGAGGATATACAGGACTATGTAGAGAAACATGCTACCCGTATAGAATACAGCTACGAGGATTCGGTAACAGGGTATGATGAGGAAGAACGCCCCATTAAGAATGTAAGGATAAAGGGTAAGAGTGAAGAGCTACCACTAACAGATGAAGAGTAACCAGGGATAAATAAAAAAGATATGGAAATAAAACTATTACTACCAAAGTATTTACTGAAATACATGCGCAAGATGTATGGAGAACCGTATCAGCTCAAGGGTGATAATGATGTAGGCTTGTATCTCTTGCATATCTTGGAGCGCAAGAGTATGGCCTCAGAGTACAAGTATCACCCCCGTAGTGGAGAGCTACATGCTTATCGAATAGCGGTGAATGCTTCTCAGTATGAGAAGAAGGGGTGTATTCTCTCTCAGGAGAAAATAGGATTGGTGCTCAAGTATATAGACCAACACTTCCGGAGAGAACTGTACACACAAGCAGTGGTGAACTATCATCAGTTTCAGATACCTTACAAAGATACGATCCTAAAGCGCTTGGAGATGTATGACATAGAGGAAAGCGACCTGATGTACGAGACCCTCCGCAAAGACTTTAACAGAAAAAAGGGGAGTATAGAGGAGAGACTGATTAAGAATGAAGAGTGAAAAGCTCTCACCAGTAGGCAAAAAGTGAATAAGTAATATTAAAAATTTTAAATAATGCCCATGTATTTTATTACAAAGAAAGAAAGTGAAACTGGTAAAAAGTTTCAAAAGATAATGGAAAAATTAAAGGTTTGTCTTGAAGATCAAGAAGCATTAGCTGAAAAATACGGCTTCACCTCGTTCAGGAGAGTTCGTTGGGAAGTAGCAGGAGGAATCACCTCTGTAACATTCCACAAATGTGCAATTGTAGATGTCAAATTATGGAAGTTAGTTAATAAAGGCAAGAACGAATATAAGCCTCGATTGAATACCAAAGAGGGGAAAGCGCTACAAGCCGAGTTCAAACAAGCCACTGTTATCACCAAGGGAGAACTCAATGCCTGTATAGGTTGGGGGGGAGATTTTATTAACTGTATAGGACTTGATTGGAATAATGATGAATACTTTTGCTTTTTTATCGAAGAAGATTGGACAGATGTTCCCATTCCTGCTGATTGCACAGAGATAACGACCTCTAAATACAGAGAACTTTTTAAAAGGAAAAATGATTAACGGTGAATTTGTGAAAGATGAAAGATAAAATATTAGGGAAGCTCTCTATTGAGCTGATAAAAAAAGAAGATGATAAATATAGTGTTGCGCTAACATCAGAACTCAATGACACACAAATAGGTGTGATAACAGAGATATTATATCGAGCGCATAAAGGGGAATTTGAAGAAAAAAGTCGTAAACTGACAGAGAAGACAATAGACGACTTGTCAAAGATTCTGTATGTATATGACCGAAAAGTAAAAGGTGAATGGATACCTTATAAAGAGTTACAAGTGAACCCCCTAACCCTCGAAGTCCCCGAAGGGGGGACGAGGGACGACGATTAAAAATTATAGAGAATGAAAATATACATATCAGGAAAGATAACAGACACGGATATTGAGCAGACACGGGAGAAGTTCCACGAGGCATGTCAGTACTTGATCGCGATGGGACAAACTCCTGTTTCTCCTCTTGAGAATGGGCTGCCCATTGATAGCCCTTGGGAACAGCACATGCTCAGAGATATAGAACTCCTCATGGGGTGTGGGGGTATATTCCTCCTCCCTGACTGGAAGGAAAGCCGAGGAGCTCGTATCGAGCATGCTATCGCAAAGGAATTAGGATTACTGATCCTATCCATGTCATAACTAAACAATAATAGGAAGGAGGTAAAAATCATGAATGACAATCCACATCCACTAAGTAGGCAATTGGGGGAAGAGCTTTCTCAATGGCTCGTTGAGGTAGCTGAAAAGATCTCCGCAGAGAAGAATTTTCAAAAAAGGCTATCAAGATTCCCAAAAGAGATAAAAAAAGCTAAGCTCTTGGATTCAGATGATCAGGAGTTTTTAGAAGAAATTTTTGATTACATGCTGGATATATCCTTTATTGTCAAAGAAAATAAAGAGGAGTTAGCGGATATCTATGAGGCTTACAATGGATTGTAAGCGGTTACCTGCTTAAAGCGTCCTTTCCTAAATGGGAAAGGGCGCTTATCTTTGCCTATAATCTAAAAAAATGAGTTACGAATTGTGTAATATAGGGGAGGATTTCACACGCGAGATCCGCCATGTGCTGCTCTTTGACGCGGCGAGCTTTACCTTTAACCAAAATCTTAGGGCGCTGACCCCCGATCCGAATGCTGCCCTTGTAAAACTCCGAGTGGCTCACCCCAGCGGCTACAGCCGTAAGATAAGCCTCAAGGAACAAAATCATAATGACTACTTCGATATGAAGGTTACTTTTCCTGTGTATGAGCTGAGCAAGGAGGTGCGGCTGAAGCTAATCTCCATGCACAAAAAGCGCAAGTATGTGGTGGCCTTGGTGTCGGCTCAGGAGATGCTCGTGGTGGGTAACCATAGGGAGCCCTTTAGCCTTACTATAGATGACAACATCGTAGACAATGGCTCGGGGAAGGATCTCTTTACCATTAGCCTGACGGGGCAAACGATCATCTTCCCTACTCTGGGTAAAATAACCGAGAAGTTCCGAGTATTATTGTTCTTGCCACCAACCAATTAAGGAAAGAGGGAATTAATCATTGTTGGCATTAATCATTATAAAAGCTGTCCTTTGGGGTGTGTAAGGGGTATATTACCTTTGCCGTAAATAAATACTAACCACAAATCTCTAACAACTAAAAAAATGATCCTATCAATAGAAAAAGAATACCTATTCTCCATCATTCCTGCGCTTGTAAAGGGTTTTAAGGACAATACTTTTGCGGCTTCTGAGAAGCTGGAGGAGGATTACGAGGCTAAGCTGGAGATACAGGCACGTAGTGGGAGTGCCAGTGGGCGGGATACTTTCCCCGTAGTGGTGGATATATATGGGGCGATCGTCAAGCATACGTCCTATGACTATATAGGTACTCAGAGCTATGGGCGCTACCTTCGGCAGTTGGACGCGCACCCAAGTGTATCGGCTATCATATTAGACATAAACAGCGGTGGGGGTATGGTCTCAGGCACAGCGGAGCTTGCCCACATCATCAGAGGGATAGAAAAGCCCATCGTAGCCTATACCAATGGGTATATGTGTAGTGCAGCTTATTGGATTGCAGCAGCCTGCGATAAGGTAGTCAGTAGCCCCTTTGCCGATGCGATAGGAAGCATTGGCACTATGCTACATACGCAAGACTACTCGCAGATGTTCGAGAAGTGGGGCGCCAAGATCTATGAAGTGTATGCCCCTGAGAGCAGCGAGAAGAACAAGCTATGGCGGGACTTGGTGGCAGGAGATGATACCTTGGCTAAAGAACGGCTTAGTGAGTTGGCTAAGAGCTTTATTAGCTCCGTGCAGGCGTACCGAGCAGCCATCAAGGACGACGGGCGCGTGTTCAAAGGGGCTGTATATTCCCCTAAGGGTGCGCTGGAGGTAGGCCTTGTAGATGAAATAATGAATTTGGAAACTTTAATAAAAGAAATATGAAATACGTATTGTTATCGGCGCTCTTGGGGAGTGCCTTAGAGGAAAAAAAGCCGCTCTTTGGGGGTGAGGCCTATGTAAGCCTTACCGCTTCGCAGCTGGCCAAGGTGGAGGCAGCCCTTGCTGAGAAGAAAGAGGCAGCGACTGCGGAGCAAGTGGCCGCCCTTGAGCAGGAGATTGCCACGCTGAAGGCTGAAAAAGAAAAAGTCGCCACAGAAGGCAAGGCGCTGAGTGAAGCCCTTGGCGAGGCGATGGCGCTTAACAGCTTAAAGAGTCAAGGGGACGCAATCGCTGACATTGCTGCCCTTGGGAAGACTTGCAAGGAGTATGGGGAGAAACGTCCCGTACATACCCAGCCAAGTAATGACGGGCGTGAACAGCAGAGCGGGGACGAAGTAGTGCGAATGGAAGATGCACACAATCAGCTGTAAGAACAATTTAGAATAACAACTTAAAAGTAAGAATATGGCAAGAAATATTGACATTGAACAAATCAAAAATGAGTTGGTTCGTTATGGAAAGAAAAATCCTTTTGAGCTACAAGCGGCGATTCTTTCGGATAAAATCCTACTGAACCAATTTGCTAAGACTTTGCCAAAGGTCAAAGGGGAGTATCATATCCCTTATGTACTAATGACCAATGTAGTGCAAGCCTTTTCGGATACTTGGACTCCGTATGGTAAGGTTTCTTTTGGCAAGAAATTGCTGAAGAACTTCCAACAGAAGATGAACTTTCAGATCAACCCATACGAGGTGTATGATAGCTGGGTAGAAGAACTATACGAAGAGGAGAAGAAACCCAATGAAATGCCTATCAGCAAGTACATCATGCGTATGGCGCAGGATAAGATCATCTCCGACTTGAATGTGGTTTCAGTTGTAGGGAAGTACGATTCTACTCAGATAGGAAGCACTACTCCTGACTACACCAAGACCATGGATGGAATCAATGAGGTAGTTACCAGAGCCGTGGCGGATACAGAAAACCCCGTTTTCTTGATCCCCGTGGATTCCTCCGCTACCATAGTGGATAGGGTAACGAAGTTTGAAAAAGGCTTGCCAGACCAAGGGAAAGTAAGCACTATCTTCCTCTCCTTGGAAGAGTTCAACGACTATGTAGAGGCACGTGAGACCCCAGCCAACCAGTACATAGACTTCAAGGATCCACAGCGCGGCAAGACGAAGTACGGCCGTACCATAGTGGGAGTACCAGGATTGAAGAAAGGGCGTATCATAGCGTGGTACGATGGGAACTTCTTCCGCTTGTACGATCGCAAAGACAATCCCGCACTATTGGACGATGTGCAAGTGCAGGACTATGTAGTGAAGCTCTTCTCTCAGTGGCACTTGGGCTACGATTTTGCGGTGAACCAGTACCTATTCGTAGAGACTGCCGATGCCAGCAAGCACAGAGGATTGAACAATGATTCGCAGAACAAGCTGTTCTATCCAAACCTATTTTTATAATTAAATAGATAATATATGGCAAAAGATAATAACGAAAACAGAGAACTGACCCTTGAGGAGCGCGAGGCGCTCCTTGAGGATCGCTCCTCGGAGCTGAGCGCCCGCGAAGCAGCTGTGGATCGCAAGGAATCAGAACTGAATGACATCGGTACGGAGCTGGAGGCACGAGAAAAAGCCCTTGACCAACGTGAGCAGGCCCTTGACGAAAGGGAAAAAGCGCTTGCCGAGAGAGAAGCCACTCAAGAGGGTGCAGGCGCCCCCAAGGTATTGGAGGAAAAGAAAGCAGGGCACGCCTTTTCGTTTAGAGGAAGACAGTACCAGTTTGCCGACGACGCACCTTCACTGATCCTATTCGGTGGGGAGCGCTACACTCAGGAAGAGCTAGCGGCAGATGAGGAAGCACTGGTGCAGCTTATAGGCGGGGGAAGCGCGCTTATAGTGGCTATCCCCCTAGCCCCCGAAGGGGGAACTAGTGATTAGTGGTTAGACGACAGTGGACAGAGGACAGAGGATAGAAGACAGTGACTAATGACAAGTGACTAACG